CGCAAAATTTGCACCATACTTTCTCTCCCTGGGGGGGCGTGATAGTGACAATATACAAATTTGCGATTCGATTTGACATCTATAGGGTGTATCAAACGATTGGGATGTAGCATGTCTATATGGCCTACAGACCTCCCCACCACACCTTGAGCAGGGTTTATTGCTCGATTTCTTTTATCCATGATAGGTAAAAATGATGAGGATTGTGGACCGCTGACTCCACAATATCTGCTTTCACGGAAGAGGTACGGTGAAAGTACGAGAAAAACACAGAGGCCTCTCCATCCTAGAGGTACTAGGAATGATGCTGCCTCCGCAAAGAGGCAAAGGTTTGACAAAGCCTTTAGAAAAGCCATCGCCATTCGAGTCCGCGTTTTAGGACGCCCACTCACTCAGCTCGAATTCCGCAGGTTGGTATCCGCTGTCAGGAAACAGATCCAGCCCAGGCTTGAAAACTTTGTCTCCCGTGCCGTAATGAACATCGAGAAGAGAGTAAAAACTTTGGAGCTCGCTACTCCTACTTCTGTCGCTCAACTCGAATCGGCTATCGCTATGTTCCACACACAAGTCACTGTACTTAGAGAGCAAGCGATGCGTGCCATTCAAGAAAATGATGTTCTTTCGGAAACGTGTTCGCACATTTCACACAAAAAGATGCTTCCAGTTCCCACTGATATGGAGCGTCTTTCTGCGCACTTTCCGAATCTCGGCCATCTTACCATAGGTCTAAAGCCTACTGAAGTTTTGTGTTGTGATTCTTGTTTATCAAAACGACAGGATAGTGTCTTCCTATGGGGTGGTATTGATCTAGTCTCTCTCGCAGACATGATGCCACATCTTCCTCGTGAAGAAGCCATCCGCTGGCTGATCTCGAAAAAGATCTCTCAGGTTCATCCTCTTTCTATCCAGTCTATTTGGACTGCCGTAGTTAATCTAAAGTATGATAGAACGTTTCAGGCTCAGTTAGAACACCGGCGCACCGATTACCGACGTGTTCCTGATCCTGCCAAACCTGGTCGATCAGTAAAGATTTTGTCTAAGCGTGATGATTTTATCATCTGATTTCTTTGTTTTCATATTTTGTTTTGTTTTCAGTTTGGCAATAAAAAGAATAAAATAACAGTGTGTTAGAAGTGTCCAGTTCCTTCGTTTCCTTACTTTCTCGCCTAAAGTTTGGGGAATCCATCGGTATTTATATACTGGAAAACCTTTTACATTCC